GCGGCTCCGTAAAGGGACCGAGACTCATCAATGGAGTGTTTGTAGCCTACCCGCTCCGCTAGACGCTGAAGGAGCCTTTGCGAGCGATTCCGACACCTATTGGAAGCACTTAGACAGCCATCTTCTTAAGCCAACGGCTAACCGCTCCGGTAGGATCAAACACTTGTGGTTTAAAAGAAACACTCGTTGGCCTGACCATTTGCACGACTGTGAAATCATGCAACTTGCTATGGTTATGTTGTGGGGAGACCTAACTTCCAGTACCTCCGAAAATTCTAGTGGTTGACAAACTTGCAGGTCTGTTGATAGTCCGCCCAAGTGTTCACATACACAGTAGCAACTAAGCGGAGTTACTTGCGTACGACCTACGCGAGCAAAGCCGCTTTGACATTGCTTGAGGCTTTAACGGCAAAGCTGACTGTTTCGGCTAACTCGATGGAGAGCGGAAATGTGGTCCGTAGCACTTCTAGCTCTGACGTTTCTGTTGAGTTCGCTGAACCCGGTAAAGGTACAGCAGCACCAATTGAGATGCTCCAAATGTGGGAGTCTCTGCTAACGGATTACGATTACGCTGTAACGCTTCTTTCTGGTGATGGGATCGCTAGTCCAACCGATCTCCAGATTTACAACAAGATGCTGACCGCCGTTCTGGTTTCAACCACTCGGTATTATGGGGATTTCACGCAATTCCGCCGTGAAGCCACAACCCGAATGAGCTAATGGGCTTTCTTCAAAACATAGCGAACAAGCTGTTCCCTGCTCCAGTTAACAAATACGAAGGAGCCGGTCAGTCATTGCGTCGTTCGTATCTCGATACGTCTTACACTTCCGCGCGGTTTGATGTTACGAGCGCGACCCGTCAAGCCATCGTTCGCAAGTCTCGCTTTTTTGAGCAAAACAACGCTGTTCTAAATAGGCTTGGCGACTTGTTTGAGAGCTACACTGTTGGCTCTAGTTTCTCGGTTCAACCAGCCTCTAGTGATTCCGCTTGGAATCTCAAAGCCAAGAAGTGGTTTGATGTCTGGAGCCGTTATCCCGATATCGGTTCTCGGCAGTCGTTCTCTACTTTGATGGGGCAAGCCGCTCGCGGTTGGTTCTATGATGGCGAGTCGTTCTTGTTGTTGACCAAAGGAGAGACCGGCAAACCTCGATTGCAGCTAATTGAGGCTCAATCCATTGCAACTCCAGCAGGGATGCAAGCAGACGAGACCGTGTTTGATGGTATCCGGTTTGATCCTCGCACCGGACGAGCCATTTCATATTTTATTGGATCGGAAAAAACTCAGGGTAACCTGACTGATGTTCGCTCCATTCCTTCTGACTCGGTTGTCCATATCTACGAACCGAATCGTCCCGGTCAACTCCGAGGTCTTCCGTTTGTCTCGGCGGTTATCAACGATCTGCACGATCTCGATGATCTGCAAAAGCTGGAGATGGAAGCTTGCAAGCTTGGCGCGTCTGTCGCTCAGATTGTTAAGACTGACGCTGGTGAAGTCCAAGCGAGCAACCTCCGCGCTGGTACTGCTGGAGCGAGCGTAAACACCGCCGAGAATTACTACGAACAGGTCTTTGGATCTGGCGTAAAGGTGATGAAGAACGGTGACAGTTTTGAGCAGTTCGCGACCGAGCGTCCCGGTGTAAATATGCGGGAGTACTGGCGACAACTGACTGAGAAAGTCTGCGCTGGGGTTGGTATCCCTTACGTTCTTGTCTACCCAGAGTCCATGCAGGGAACTGTCTATCGCGGTGCGCTAGATATGTCGTCTGTATGGTTCCGCTCTCGCCATCAAGTCATGGCATCAGCGGCGCGTCGTATTTACGAGTACGCGATGGAGTACGCGATCAAGAACGATCCTACACTAAACGACGCTCCTAGCGATTGGTACGAAGTCTCAATTACCGCTCCGCGCTCCCCGAATGTTGATGTTGGCCGTAATTCTGCGGCTCAATTGGCAGAGCTAGAGGCTGGCGTTGTTACCTTTGATGAGGTCTACGGAGCGCGTGGTCTCGACTGGCGTTCTGCTTTAGAGTCAAAAGCCCAACAAGCTTTGTTTGTACGTCAACTTGCTGCGAAATACGGAGTCGATGTATCTGAGATTTCGGTGATTCAGAAAGAGCGTCCCGCAACTAGTGTTGCAACTGCTATTGACATTGAAGACGATTCTTCTGAATCTCCGTCCCCAGTCGCTCCGTCAGAAGGTGGGTCGCAACCTGTTGTTGTAGAGCAGGAAGAGATTACCGCCACCGTAAAGAAGACTCGGAAACCAAAAGCCAAGAAAACCGAATGAGTTTTACCAAGAAGTCAGATTGGCTTTACTTCGCTCCGGCAAACGCTGCCGGTGATCCTGCTACCGTTCAGATCTTCGACCAGATTGGCGAAGACTGGTACGGCGGTTCCGGTCTATCTGCAAAACAGTTTTCCGATGTTCTCAACGAGATTGGCAATGGTCCGCTGCTTGTAGAGATCAACTCTCCCGGCGGTAATGTCTGGGATGGTTTGTCCATCTACAACCAGTTGCGCGGTCGCAAAGCTCCAGTGACCACTCGCGTTGTGGGCATTGCGGCTTCCATTGCGTCAATTATCGCTCTTGCCGGTGATCGCGTCGAGATGGCTGATGCCGCTCTGATGATGATCCACGATCCGTCAGGGATGGCTTCTGGTACTTCCGAGGATATGCGGAAAATGGCTGAGGCTTTGGATCAACACGCTCAAGTGTTGGTTGGAGTGTATGCTAAAAAGACAGGACGCTCTCCCGAGTCTATCCGCGCTGCGATGCGAGCAGAGACTTGGTTTACCACCGCTGAGGCTCTCGCTTTTGGTCTTGTAGACAAACCCATCAAGCAGTTGGCAATGGCCGCTAAATGGCATCCTCGGGCAGTGACTAAGACCGCTCCTGAGACCGTCAAAAACAACCTCCGTCGAGGGTTAGAGCAATACGATGAAGGTCTTGCTGGTGATGGTTTAGAGCCAGCAACTGTTACCGATGCTAAATCGCTGGTTGCAGGAGAGGCTCCTACCGAAAACAAGATCCGCAAAGCTGACGCTTGGTGGGGACGCAACGACCGATTCTTGGAAGCAGAACCTAATACTCCTGCGGACGTAGCAGCTAACCTCTGGGGAGGTGCTGCTGGACGCGATTGGTTCTCCGCACTCTTTGCTCAACTAGAAGAGCCGTCTGATACCAATACAGACAAAACACTTTCGACTGATGGCGAAAAAACCATCAACGATTCTGGCGTGGACTCCACGCCGCAACCAACACAACAACCCGACACAAATATGTCCGATACTGCTACTACTGTGACGGCTGCGGCTGCTCCTGCCGCTCCCGTTGATCTGTCCGCGATTCTTGCGAAGCTCACCTCGTTGGAGGCTTCGATGAAATCAAACACCACCGCTCCCGCTCCTGATCCGGTTCGTCCCGTGATTCAGAACTTGGGCAACCCGCTGCTGGAGAAGCATAAGTCTCTCCGCGCTGGTGCAGAGCGTAAGAGTTTCCTCATTGAGAATCATGGTGAGTTGCTGCGTCAGTCCGCAATGATCGCTCCTCAGAACGCCAACACGTTCGCGGCTGGCTTGGTTGTCGATTATCTCGCTGATGCGGTTATCACTGTTGCTACCACTAAGCTCGCGATGATCGCTGGCTTTACGCGCAACGTTGGCTTGGATAACTTGCGTCCCCGCGCTACCGTTCAGGTCAAAAAGTTCACCACTGGTGATGCGACTGTTGATAACGCTACCAACTTTGAAGATGGAGCGGCTAACCAGTCCACGCTGGCTGCTACCTCGGTGACTGTTAATCAGATCACCAAGAGTTTTACCGTCACTCAGCAGGAGTTGAATCAGGGTTTTGCTATCAGCGACTTGGCTCAGGGTTCTGCTGAGATCTTTGCTCTTGGTATTAGCAAGAAGGTCACGGCTCAGATGACTGCCGCGCTGTTTGGTGCTGGTACTGTCATTGGTACTGCTGCCAACTTTGATTCTAGCGATCTTCCCGCGATCTTGGCTCTGGCTAAGAATTACCGCCAGAAGTTGCTGCTGCTGGACGGTGGACACTTGGCCCGTTTGATGTTCTCCGGTCAGTTGACTGCTGCCGCTGGAACTAATCCGTTCCCTGATTCGCGTTATGGTCCGTTGAACAACGGCTATTTCGGCTTTGCGAACATCTTGGAGCAAAACGATTATACTGGTGCTATCGCTAACACTGCTGGCTTCGTTTGTGGTCAGGACGCTATCGCGATTGCGAGCGGCTTGCCGGTTGGAATGATCGCTGGCGAGTTCGTTGAGCAGCGCACTGTTGAGTTGAGCAATGGTCTGTCTGTGTTGCTCTCTGTGTGGTATTCCCGTTCTACCCGCGCTCACATGGCTTCTTACGATATCATGTTTGGTGCGGCTGCTGCGGATACTACGCAAGCTGAGGTTTTGATCACCGCTTAATCCTTTAGGATATGCGTATTGCAACAACCATAGCAGTGGACAAGACCGGCAAAACTAAATTGCTGGCTGGTCCCGAAATTGATGCGACTCTCCAACGCACTAATTTCAACACTGTTTCTGTTCCTGAAGGAGGCAAGCTCATCTTGTGGGTACAAGGAGCCTTAGCACCGAAGATTCGTAAGGGTTAACAAACCAAAACTGGGGAGGCTGTTGGATACGCTGACAGCCTCCCTTTTAACAAACATAATTTTATGGCCGTCCAAGCAGACATTTCGACTGAATATTCAATGGGCCGCGAAGGATTCGCGCTGGTCACTAGCACCGCCGCTCAGACCGGAGCGTGGTCTGGTTTGATTCCCGTTGAGCCAACGGTGTTTACTAGCATCACTGGATTTGGAATATCTGGCACTTGGACTTCCAAGACTATTCCCGCTGGCTTCCCGCTGGTGGGTAACATCACTGGATTTCAGATTTCATCCGGTAGCGTTGTGGCTTTCCTCGCTCGCAGCTAATGATCTCACTCGGCATAGCGATCAATAGGACTCATGTCAGCACTGGTGCTGAACCTGAACCGCCGATCATGCGCCGAGATCTTCTGTGTGAGAGCGGAGAGTATCTAGTCCAAGAAGAAAACATTGGAGGTAACAAACTTGTCTATTCGTTTGGAACCTACGATTCGCTACTCACAGAAAGCGCAGACTTTTTAACACAAGAAGACTCAGGAAAATTCATTCTAACCGTTTACTGACATGGCAGACCTAAAAATCTCAGAACTAACAAACCTTACGGCGGCAGATCCAGTTTCGGATATGCTGCCGATTGTCGATGTTTCGGCAACACCTCCAGCGAGTGGTAGCACAAAGCGCATCAGCATCAACAATCTGCTCTCATCCTCGCCAACCGCGAGTGGAGCATTGACTGTCACCGGACTCGTCACCGCTGGCTCCGCCACCATCACCGGCGATCTGACGGTGGACACGAGTACGCTGAAGGTTGATTCGACGAACAATCGGGTGGGTATTGGTACGGCGAGTCCGGCAACCATCTTGGACATCCAATCTGCTG